GGGAAAATGATTTTTTCCCAACAGTACTTCCATGGGATGTACACCCCGACAGGGATGTGGAATGGTTTGAAAAAGAAACAAAAAACATGTCTCAACGACAAATTGCTCAAGAGTTGCAATGCAACTTTAATATGTCGGGTGAAACAGTAATCCACCCAGAAGATTTAAATTGGATTGAAACCATGATCAAAGAGCCGCAATACCGAACTGGTTTTGATCGTAATTTTTGGATATGGGAAAAGTCAATAGACGGATCCAGCTATTTACTTTCAGCAGACGTAGCCCGAGGTGATGGCAAAGATAGTTCTACGCTTCATGTTATCAAACTTGAAACCATGGAAATAGTGGCTGAGTACCAAGGAAAACCAACGCTTGATGTATATTCTGATATGCTTTTTAGTGTCGGTAAAGAATATAACAATGCAATGATTGTTGTTGAAAATAATTCTGTTGGAATTGCAGTATTAAATAAATTGCAAGAACTGGGTTATAATAACATATATTTCTCTATTAAGTCCACTCACGAATATGTGGAGCAGATCCAAGGCGAATATATGTCCAATGCCGTTGCGGGCTTTTCAACTACTTCAAAAACCCGACCACTTATCATTGCAAAAATGGAAGAATTCATTAGAAATAAACTAATTACCTTATATTCTTCTAGAACTCTTAACGAGTTGAAGACTTTTATTTGGAACAATGGTCGTCCCGAGGCAATGAGAAGTTACAATGATGACTTAACAATGGCTCTTGCGATTGGTTGTTGGGTAAGAGATACAGCGTTTGAGGCAGGTAAGTTGGAACAAGAATATAGAAATGCGTTTGTAAATTCTATGTTTGTGGCATCAACAAAAATAAATAACCAAATCAAGGGTCAAGAGGGATATCAAAGCAAGATGGATCTAAAAGGGAAAGAAGATGCGGCGAGGCAAATACACCAAGACTTTGGCTGGCTGTATAAAGGATAAATAAATGGCAGAAAATAAAAAAAACCCAAAAAACAACCAATCAGCCCTTTTTAAGCAATTAACTAGATTGCTCTCTGGACCGCTTGTAAACTATCGAACACAAAGTAGTAGAAAACTGCGACGTGTGCAATTGGACAAGTTTAAGTTTCAATCCGCTGGCGGATTAAATTTTAAAAAATCCTCATACAACCCTTTTGAGCAACTTAGCACCGCCATTATGGCAAACCAGCTTCGTGCAGAAAGATATCAAGATTTTGAACAAATGGAATACACTCCAGAGATCGCCTCTGGTCTTGACATCTATGCAGATGAGATGACAACATCTTCTGATTTACAGCCCCTTTTAACCATTAAATGCCCGAATGAAGAAATCAAAGCGGTATTAAATGAACTATATCACACTGTATTAAATATTGACTTCAATCTTTTTGGGTGGAGTCGCACGATGTGTAAATATGGAGACTTCTTTTTATATCTTGACATTGATGAACGACTTGGAGTGCAATCTATTGTAGGGCTTCCCACTCATGAGATTGAACGACTTGAGGGAGAGGATAAAAACAATCCAAAATACGTACAATTTCAGTGGAACTCAGGTGGCTTAACTTTTGAAAATTGGCAGATAGCCCACTTTCGCATTCTTGGAAATGATAAATATGCCCCATATGGAACCTCTATTCTTGAGCCCGCCCGAAGAATTTTTCGTCAATTGATTTTACTTGAAGATGCTATGATGGCATACCGCATTGTTCGCTCTCCCGAACGTCGCGTATTCTATATTGATGTAGGCAATGTTGCTCCAAACGACGTTGAGCAATATATGCAAAGGGTTATGACGCAAATGAAGCGAAATCAGGTTGTAGATTCCGCCACCGGTCGTGTTGATCTCCGATATAATCCCATGAGCACTGAAGAAGATTATTTTATCCCTGTTCGTGGAGGTGTCTCCTCTAAGGTTGAAAGTCTACCGGGAGGACAATATACCGGAGACATTGATGACGTTAAATATTTGAGAGATAAACTATTTTCTGCCCTCAAAATTCCTGCATCTTATTTATCTCGTGGAGATGGGGCAGAGGAAGATAAAACCACTCTTGCTCAAAAAGATATTCGCTTTGCACGAACAATTCAAAGATTGCAGAGATCTGTCGTTACGGAGTTGGAAAAGGTTGGCATTATTCATCTTTATACCTTGGGGTATCGTGGTGCGGACTTAATTAGTTTTAAGCTCTCTCTTAATAATCCATCAAAAATTGCAGAACTACAAGAACTTGAACACTGGAAAACAAAATTTGATATTGCGGCGGCTGCAACAGAAGGCTTCTTTAGTCGCCGTTGGGTTGCTGATCACATATTTAATCTTTCAGAAGAAGAATTTATACGCAATCAGCGAGAAATGTTTTATGATCGTCGCCTCGATGCAGAGCTTGAGGGGGTCGCAACTGCTCTTGAAGGTGAGGCAGGTGGTGCCCTTGGTGGTGATGCCGGAGATCTACTCGGCGGTGATTTAGAAGGTATGGATATCGGTGACGAAGGCGAAGCCGCAGAAGAGCCGGGAGAAGAAGTACCGGCAGAAGAACCAGAAGAGGACACCTTGTTGGCAGCCCCCGGTAAACGAGACGATCAAAGACGCAAAGGTAAAAGCGGTCCAAATAAAAGGCGAACACGCAGTAAATCACGGGGTGTTGAAATGAACACTCCCAGAACAAACAATCCCGGTGCGGTAGGATATGAGACTCTACACCACTTGTCTTCCGTTGGCGACGAGTTCAGAAAAGCGGGCATGTATCACGAAAAAGTTAATAATGATGATAATTTAGAAGAAAGACAGTTATTTGAGGTCAAACAAGAGATAAAGAAACTAATTAATGAGCTAGATAATAGTAAGTTGGGTATTATAAATGAGGAAAACGAAACACAATAAAAAAAGAAACACGGCTTTTTTATACGAAGCATTGATTAGGGAGATGACAAAATCTGTTGTTTCTCAAGACAATGAAAGAAAAAGCTCCATTATTTCTATATTAAAAGAGTTCTTTGCTCCGAGTACTATTCTCTCAAAAGAATTATATTTATATAAAACAATTATGGAGTCAAACAATTTGGATCTTACAACCGCAGAGAAGTTGTTGTACCAAGTTAGAGTTGAGCACTACCATTTAGATAAAAAAGAGATCTATGAAACGCAAAGCAGGTTAATTGATACAATTAACAAACAGCTTAGTTCTAGTGTATATAATAATTTTGTACCAAATTATAAAAGCATTGCAACGTTATCTCAGCTTTTTGGACAAGAGGCAAATGCCTATAACGTAAAGTCCGGCGTCATATTAGAACAGAAAATTATTAAAAATCTTTTAGTTCAGGAGTCGCAAGAAGCTATCAAAGAAATGAAACCAATTGACAACTTGGTGTTTCAAACTTTTGTTACAAAATTTAATGAGACATACTCAGATTCCTTACTCAATGAACAAAAGGAATTATTAAACAAATATATCTTATCGTTTGTTGACAATGGAGTAGATATTAAAATCTTCTTAAACGAGGAAATTGGAAGACTCCGCTCTTCTTTGCAAGCTGCTTTAAATATGGAAGAAATTAATTTAGATCAAAGTATGTTGGAATCAACACAATTGGTTATCGAGAAGGTAAACTGCCTAAAAGAGAAACCTATAAACAAGGAATTGGTTGAAGAAGTTTTGAAAATACAAAACTTAGTTAATGAGATTGAATCGTAATGAGTATTAAAGTTACCATACCGAAGGCAATAAAAAAGCTTGGAATCCAAGAAGACATATCTCTACAGGTTAAAAAAACTATGGGCAACCAATTAGTGATTTTTGACCATCCAGATGTTGATATCGTCGTGTATCCTGAGAGCAAAAAGATTCTTGCTTTGGCTAAGCATGTGTCTAATGAAGAGATTTACGATACACAAGATCGCTTGTTTTTGTTATTGAGGCAAGAAGGGATTATAGAACCAGATAGTGTTAAGGCGGGAAATGTCTATGGTTCTATGGAAGCCCAGATGTTTTTGAATGAAGATTATGATATGGTTCAAGTTGCCTTATATGGTATTGATAAATTTATGAAAGAAGAAAAACCATATTTTGAACACATCGAGGCGTTTGAACAGGCAGTAGACGACTATCTTACTGAGCCAACTCCTGACGAGAGCACCCCGCTTGGCGAAGTTCCACAAGAGCCCACCAAGGGTTCAATTAGACCCGGCTGGATACGAGGTCCATATGGCATGAGTATAATGACCAGGATTTAAAATGGAACTTTTATATTTTGTGTTAGCCGCTCATGGCTTAACACAAATACTTGTTTATGGAAGTATCTTCGATAAAGTTCGCCCAACTGATGGTTGGATAGGAAAGCTTTTATCATGCCCTATGTGCACCGGCTTTTGGGTCGGTGTTCTTTTGTTTGGAATAAATGGTTACACAGAACTATTTACATACGAGTATAATCTTGCCAATCTTTTAATATTGGGATGGCTATCATCTGGAACCTCATATATCTTAAGTGTGATGTTTTGTGATAATGGCATACAAATAGGAGCTAATAATGGACAACTGGACAAATAAGTGGATGCTACAGCCTGTCAGAAGATGTTGCAAGGGATCTTAGATCGTGCAGGTGGTGCCTGCAAATGGAAGAAATAAAATGAATAAATTATTATTAACAGAATATTATGAACTATGCCCCAATGGGACATGTGATGACTTATTGACTGAGGAAGAAAAACGTATGGTCCGTGAGGAAAATGCAATGTTCCTTACAGGCGTTATGCAGAGGGCAAACCACTTGAACGGCAATGGACGTATTTATAGTCGCCCAATCTTAGAACGCGAAGTTGAGAATTATGCAAAACTTGTTCGCGAACGCCGTGCCCTGGGCGAACTAGATCATCCAGATTCCGCAGTTATTAATCTTGCAAACGCCGCCCACCTTGTTACTGAAGTGTGGTGGGATAGTGATGCTGTTATGGGCAAGGTTCAAATCCTCAATACACCAGCAGGAAAAATTCTTCGCTCCCTTGTGGAGTCTGGCGTTAAGCTGGGTATTTCTTCCCGAGGTATGGGCTCGGTTCACGAATCAAACGGAAGGACAATTGTTGAAGATGACTTCCAGCTTATCTGTTTTGATTTTGTTTCCGAGCCATCAACTACAGGGGCATTTATGATGCAGGAAAGTAAGCAACCTAATATTATTACAAAAGCAGATCGCATCAATAGAGCACTAAACGATATATTGAGGGATAAATGAAAAAATCAGAATTAAAACAAATTCTCAAGCCACTT